GCCAGCGTCTCGTGCTCGAAGCGGTTGGTGAGATACGCATCGAGCTGCGACCAGGTGTCCGGCGCTGAGGGGTCGCCCCACAGCACCTTGTAGTCCACCGACCAGGACTCCTCGTCGCGGCCCCAGCCGACCACTTCGAGTTCGAGCCGGTCGTCCTGCACGTCGATGCCGCAGGTGAGCAAGGCCACCTCGGCCGGAATCGCCGACCCGTAGGCTTCGCGGCGCTCCATCAGGCCTTCAGCGTCCAAGGTCTCCCCCTCCCGGTCTTCCCAGGTCTCGGCGAGCTTCGTGTTCACCCACACCTTCAACCGGACCGGGTCGTCCTTGGCGGCGTGGTGCTCCTGGGCGATCTCACCCCAGGTCAGCCACGGGCTGTAGAGGCTCGACAGGTGAAAGCCCACCGTCTTGCCGTCACCCTCAGCTTGTGATGTCCAGCGGCCATTGGCGAGCAGCGCCGGCTTGCGATACTCAGGGTGAATACCGTCGCAGTGTGGGCAGTGCCAGGCCGCCTCGGCCATCTTGTCTTTGGGCCAGCGAATGTCACGCCACTGAATCTGGCTGTGCATCCCGCAGTGATCGCAGGGCACTTCGAACACCCGCTGGTCACTTTCCAGATACGCCGCCTCGATCCGCGAGAAGCCTTTCAGCGTCGGCGTTGAGCACAGATAGACCTTGCGATTGACGAAGGTGGCCGCGCGCTGCACGGCGAGTGCCACCGGATCGCCTTCGCCATCGGCGTCGCCCGGATAGCCGTCGACCTCGTCCAGAAACAGGTAGCGCACCGGCATCGAGCGCAGACCCACCGCCGAGTTGGCGCCGGTCATGATCAGCACGCCACCGGGGAATTCCTTCATCAGCTGGGTGTTGCCTGAATCCCGGCTTCTGGGGTCCTTCACCCGGCTGGCCAGTTCCGGACTGGCTTCGATCAGCGCATCCACCCGCTGCTTGGAGACGCGCTTGGCGCCTTCGACCGTGGGCTGCACCAGCAGCATCGGGCCGGGGGCGTGGTGGATGACGTAGCCCAGCCAGTTCAATCCAGCTTCAGTTTTGCCAATCTGCGCCCCGGCCATCAACACCACGCGCTCCACGCGCGAGGTGGCCGACAGCGTTTCCATCACCGCCTTCAGGTACGGCGTGCGGCTGGTCGACCAGCGCCCAGGCTCAGCGGAAGCCACCGAGGAGAGCATCCGGTGGCGGTTGGCCCAGTCATCGACGGTGAGGATCGGGTCAGGGGCCAGGCCCCGTTTCCAGGCCGATTCGACGAGGGATTCAACAGTGTCGGACACACGCCACCCCCGCTGAAGAATTGTTCAAAAAAATAAGCAGAACCCGCTTGGCTTCTGTTGCGAACAGAGCGTGAATGGACCCATCGACACACGCTTTTGAAAGGAGCACCGCCATGAGCCACCACCACCCCAATAGCCCGGAGCAAGCCCTGCTGATCGATGAGCTGCGCGACATCCAGAACGAATTGCTCGATGCGGTGCAGCGCGCCGAATGGCTGCTCAAGCAGTCCAGATTCGACGGCGCCCGGCAGCGTGCCGAGGCTTACTGGATACCGCACATCGTCTGTGCGCTGTCGCGTGATCACGGTTACCTGGGCGGCTCGATGGTGACCTTTGAGGACACCATCCAGGAGATCGCTGAGGCCTTGGATGAAGAGGACGGCGATGACCCGGAGGCCGACCCGCTCACCGAAACCCTTGGCGAAGACGAAGCAAGAAGCGATGCAGAAATAGATGCTGAAACGCTTGAATGAGCTTGGCTTCTGCGCCGAACAGAGCGTTCATACAGACACGCCCACACAGCCAAACAAGCACCTAACAAACACCTAAGCGGAGATTGAAATGCCCCAGACCACCACCCAGAAAACCCGCCGCAACCGGGCCGAGACACTGGATGCGCTACTGACCCGGATCGCCCAGGAACACCTCTTCATCGACACCCTGGAAACGCGCAACAGCGACTCGATGGACTTCCACGATGTCAGCGTCTGGGGCGTCAAAGAGGCGCTGCTCGCCGCCTACCAAGCCGGCCTGGCCGCCAGTCAAAAAGCGGCCCAGAAAGCCGCCTGAGCCCACCCACCCCTAAAGGAGAAACCACCATGAGCAACCAGATTGCCCCCATCACCGAACGCCAGCTTGACCTGATCACCCGCGCCCACTGCGATGCCAATGGCCTAATCGAGCCGCTGCTCGAACTCAAAGGTGGCGCCAAACTGAAGATGATCGCCAGCCTTGCCAGCCGAAACCTGATCGAACAGGCCGAAGGCCAGTGGCGCCTCACGCGCACAGCGCTTGCCATCATCAAGGGCGAGGCCAAGCCCGAGGAGGTGTTGCCCAGTCCCTTGACAGCAGATGACACGACCGACCAGGCAGCGATGCCCACCACAGCTGCAGCGCCCTTGGTCAGCCCAGCGAGCGACCCGACCCCTGGCGGTCGCGGCCACAGCAAGCAGGCGCTGGTGATCGAGATGTTGAAACGTCCCGAGGGCGTAACCATTGCGCAGATCTGTGATGCGACTGGCTGGCAGGCGCACACGGTGCGCGGCACCTTTGCCGGCGCGCTCAAGAAGAAGCTGGGCCTGAACATCATCTCCGAGAAGATCGAAGGCCCTGCCGGCACGCCGGGTGCGGGTCAGCGCCTCTACCGCATCACTGGGGAGGTCAGCGCATGAGCACCATGACCCTCACCATCGAGCGCACCCCGCGCACCCTGACGATCAATGGCCAGGGGGTGACCGTGGAGGAGCTGGGCGTGCGCCTGCCCTTTGCCCGCAAGCCGGTCGATCTCGATGAGGTCGGCGGTCATGGCCAGACCAAGGTCTTTGTGACTGAGACGCGGACGATGACCCCAGCCGAGTTCGATGCCTTTGCGCGCAGCCTGATGGCCTCGCGGGATTGGCTGGCCGGCAAAGGCGGCGGTGTGGAAGGTGGCTACCTCTGTGTCGAGGTCACAGCCCCTGGTCGCCCCTACCTCTACGTCAATCCCGAGGGCAGCGATTACGCCCGCTACGTGGCGCGCTTGGGCTGAGGTGAAGGGAAAGGGATCGTTGATGCTGTCGCCCAGCCCCAACTTGATCAAAAAACAGTCGATCTTCTGCTTGCCATTCCATCCGGGTAGAGCGTTCATAGACCCAACGCAACACCACCTGCAAGGAGCTCAAAATGAACGCCACTAGCCCGACCCCCGCCACCCATAACGAGTCGTGGGGCTTTTACGGCACGATGAACGAACAGGCCGAAGCCGCTTGGCCGCTGGCCATGACCGCGATCTCGGATGCCACCTGCCAGCCGCTCGAGTCGGTCCGCGCCTTCCTCGACAGCCGCCACGGCCGTCACTTTGCCGACGATGTGCACAACGGCCTCTTTGCCGGCGCCACCCTGAGCGATGCGATTGAGCAAGCCACTCAGCGCTGGATGGGCTGGACGATTGGCCGCAGCTCCAGCAAGGAGTACGGCATCCCCAAGGGCCTGCCCTACCTCACCGGCTTCGTGATCCACTGCGAGATCATTGAAGAATCCCTGGCGGCTTGAGCCATGACCCGCACGGTGCGCGCCCTGCGCTTCGATGCCAACCAGCGGCCACGCGGCTTCTGCCTGATCAATCTGGAGTGGCGCGGTCGAACGATTGCCGCTGTCACCCACCAGGAACGCCGTTACCTGCCCACTGGCAGAACGGCCACCCGCCCCACCGGCGAGTCAGTCATCGAGATGATGGCGCGGGAATACTTTGTGGAGCGTCTGTGGCTGAGCACCGATGGCACAGTGCTGTGGGAGCAGCAGCCACTGGCACTCTGACCCGCCAGGCCTCGAAGGCGCGGCGCAGTAGGTAGCTTCGAATCAAGGAGACGACGGTGAAAATTAGGCCGATCACCAAGTTCTCCTGCAATGTGGCGTGCAGACCGAAGAGCGGGAACACCACCCACTGGGTCGCTACCGCCACGCCATAGCCGACCAGCACATTGGTCACGGCTTCCACCAGCGACATCCAGCGCGACTGTTTCACTGGGTCTCCTCAACGTCGGCATCGACCTCGTCGGCGGTCTCTGCCGTGCCGACCAGGTCATCAAATCGCACCCCATCCGATTCCCGAACCGCCTGCGCACCGGCATACGATTGCCATCGGCGAACGATCACATCGACGTACTTCGGGTCGAGCTCAATCAGCCGTGCCTGGCGATCGGACTTCTCTGCGGCGATCAGCGTAGTGCCGGAGCCACCGAAGGGGTCGAGCACGATGTCACCCGGCCGGCTGGAATTGCGGATAGCGCGCTCGACCAACTCCACCGGCTTCATCGTCGGATGCAGGTCATTTACGCGTGGCTTGTTGAAGTTCCAGACATCGCCCTGATCCCGGTCACCGCACCAGTGCCGGGTAGCGCCCTCGGGCCAACCGTAGAGGATCGGCTCGTACTGGCGCTGGTAGTCCGAGCGCCCCAGTGTGAAGGTGTTCTTTGCCCAGATGATGAAGGTCGACCATTTGCCACCGGCAGCGCGGAAGGCGGCTTGCAGGGTATCGAGCTCGCTGGACGACATCGCCACGTAAATGGCACCCGAGCAATGCGCCAGAGTGGGCTTGAAGGCGTTGAGTAAAAAGTCCTGAAAACCATCGCTCAGGTTGTCGTTCAGGATCGGGCGGTTCGTGCCGCGCATCTTGTCCTTGGCGCTGTTGGCGTAGTCGACGTTGTACGGCGGGTCGGTGAACACCATGGTGGCCTTCTCGCCGGCCATCAGCAGGGCAAAACTCGCAGCATCGGTGCTGTCGCCACAGAGCAGTCGGTGCTTGCCCATGATCCAGACGTCACCCGGTTTCGACACCGGGGCAACCGGCACCTCTGGGGCGGCGTCCTCATCGGTATTACCTTCGGTGGTGGTCTCCTCACCGGCCAGCAGTTCAGCGATCTCATCGTCATCGAAGCCGGTGAGCGCCAGGTCGAAGTCATCGAGCTGCAGCTCTTCCAGCTCCAGTCGCAGCAGGTCCTCATCCCAGTCGGCCCAGGTAGCAGAGCGGTTGGCCAGGATGCGAAACGCCTTGATCTGCATCTGCGTAAGGTCATCGGCCAGCACCACCGGCACCGTCTCCAGTCCGAGGTGCAGCGCGGCCTTGAGCCTCAGATGCCCGTCGACCACCTCACCGGTGCTCTTGGCGATGATCGGGATGCGAAATCCGAATTCCTGGATGGCACCGGCCATCTGTTCGATGACGTGGTCGTTCTTGCGTGGATTGCGTCCGTAAGGGATGAGTTTGCCCACCGGCCAGTGGTGCAGTTCGATGTCTTGCATAGGGGTCTCTCAAAGGTGTGCTGATCCGATCCGCAACCCGACCTATCGAGAAAGCTCCTCGAGGGCCTGGCGGATTTCGTCGTCCAGTCGTTGTTCGATCACGCGCGGGTCTTGCTCGGCCGCCAAGGCGGCTGCGAGTCGGCGGGGCAAGGTCTGCATCCGGTCACGCAGGCGGCGCGCCAGGTTGAAGGTGCGCATCTCCACCTCATCGCTGCTGATCAGCTTGGCCGTTCGCTCCTCGTACTCGAGCTTGGCCAAGCGCGCGGCGTAGGCTTCGCGGATCGCGCGACTGGTTTGATAGTCGGGGGCATTGACTCGGGTTTCCAGTGGTGCGGAAACCTCCCGGTTGGAAACCGGAGTGGAAACCGGCGGAGTTGCCAGGTTCGCAGGTGAGTTGCCAGCGTTAGTATTCAGGTTCTGCGAGGGCAGCGTGTTGCTCGCCCACTGGGCGTCGGCCTTGGCCGGATCAATGCTGCCGTCTGGCTCTTTGCTGATGCGCCCGGCCTTGATGGCCTTGGCCACAGCGGTGTGGCTCACGCCACGGTGTTGGGCATAGGCCCGGATGGACAGTCCCATCGCATTCCTCCGGGCCGGGCGGGTCAATCAATCAGTCGTCAGCGGTGGATCACCTCGGGGTGGAAACTGGCAACCTCTTTTTGTCGCTGGCGCTAGGCAAGCCGGGGGGTTGGCGCGTCCCCCGCTTTTTAGATCGCCCGGGAGGACCCGTCAGATGTGTCAGATGCGTCAGCCACCATCACTGGGCCTTCGTCATTTCTTCCCGCAGCGCCCGTTCCATCTGCCGCTGGTACTCGCGCAAGGCCACGCTCCTGACCGTCTCGGCCATCCCGAAGCGCGGCTGCACCTTGATCTGGGCCTTGGGCCGCAGCAGGTACAGCGCCAGGATGCGTCGCTCGTCACGGCGCTCGAACAGCATCCCCGCCCGGTAGAAGACGGTGGGTTTGTTCTTGACCTGATCAAGCCACTGGCTCTTGGGGATGACGCGGGTCTGTGCCATCTCGCGCAACCGCCCGGCCGGAATGGGCCGCGCATCGGGATGGCTGCCGCCTGTCTCCTGTGCCGCCATGAAGCGATCCCGCGACCAGACCTCGGCCATCAGCGTGCGGGGCTTGGCCGGTGTCACGCCAATGCCCCGGCTGATCCACCGCCGGCGCAGAGTGAAGCGCTCGGGCAGGCCATCGCGCACCGCATCACGGGCATCGAAGGCCGTGCGGCTCAGTGCGCGGGCGGCGGCGTGCGGAACGTGCTGCTGAGCCAGGTCCGACAGATGCTCGGTCGCCTTGGTCACATCGGCGGTGACCTCAAGTTTCAGCATCGGCAGGCTTTCGGCGGCGTGGGGTAGCAGGTACTTCAGTCGGGGCGGAAGGCTCGACCGCAATGCCAGCTTGTTGCGCCAGGATCTGTTCGGCAGTGGTGGCATCGACCTCGACCGTCAGGCCGGGGGCGAACGAGCGCGCACCGCCAGCGCCGGTGAGGATCACCGGGCGGGTGATGAGAAGTTTCATAGGGGGAGTCTCCAAGGCTGGGCAAACGGGCGAGCGCCCAGCCCAGAAACGACAACGCCCACCAAGGTCTCCCCGGTGGGCGCAGCTATCAGCAGTACGTGAATACTGTACTTTGTGTCCGGACGGGATTCAATCAGGTTTCGGAAAACAACCTCAAAAAAAATTTCAGGCGATTTCGAATCCGATTTCAGGTTGCTACCGCTTCGCTGGGTTTGGACCGGTGACGGCCGTGCCCACCTGAGCGCTCGTACCCATAGTGCCGAGCCAGCATTCCGAGCGCCGCAAGCAGAATGCCCTTGGCCTCGTTCTTCTCGACACGCTTGCCGTTCCATCCGTCACGCAGTGCCCAATCCCGAATCGACATCTGCAGCCCAGCCACGTACCACAGCGCCGAGCCCGCCGGACTACCACTGCCGCCCACCGCCTCCAGCGCATCCCTGACCGCACGCGCAGCGCCAGCGTTCTTCTCGACCATCATCTGCCCAGGTGCCGTGCCGCCCGGCAGACCATCGAGCTTGGGGCTGGCGACACCACTGCCAAACGCCCGGGCGAAGTCCTGTGAGAACTGCTGCCCCGCATCGTGCATGGCACCGGTGATGCTGCCGTTTCTGAGCATCAGCGCCAGCGTGTCCACCGTCCGGTAGTGATCGACGGGCTTCTGGTCGTCGTCCTCCTCGCGCACATAGCGGATCACGCTGCAATCGGGGCGGATCAGCTCATGGCCGATGGGCGGTTTGCGTTCAGCGCGTGCCTTGGCGCGTTGCGTCTTCTTGGTCATGGCCGGCCCTCCCCAAGTTGCCCGAGGGTCGCCAGCGCACCGTCAAGGTCACGCTGTACGGTGATCGACTTAGCAGTGGTCGCCACCACAGTCCAGGTCTCGCCATCACCCCGGTCGATCACCTCGCCCTCGGCCCAAGATGTGCTCTTGCGGGACGCGGTGGTGCGTGCGCCGTAGAGCTTGGTGGCGATGCCGGTCAGGAACGCACGATCCCAGTCGTCGTAGATGTCATCAAGCGGCACCACGACGATGCCTTGTTTGTGCCAGGTAGCGGCGCGCATCGCCCGCAGCTCCTCGGCGTTGGCCGGTGACTGCGGTGCCATCCTGCCCAAGGAGCAGGGAATCGAGGGTGAGCTCATACGCATGCCACACCCCCTTGAGCCATCGCCCAATCCAGCAGCGCCAGCGCATCGGCGTGGTTGTCGTCGACCGGATCAAAGCCGCGTGCCTTGGCCGCTGCGATCATCTCGGCCTTGCCAGCGTTGCCCTTGCCCGTCGCGTGCTTCTTGATCGTGCCCACCGGCACGCCCTGGTACGGGATCTGGTGGTGCTCACACCAGGCGGTAAGATGGGCCATGAAGCCACCATAAGCATGGGCGGCATCGACCCCGGCGTGCTTTCTCACTTCTTCGAACACCACCCAGTCGAGCCCATCGGCACACTGCTTGAGGTCGGTGAGCCAGCGCTTGAAGCGCAGGTATCTCATTCCGCCACCTTCGAAGCGCTGCGGCTTGAAGGATTCGCTGCCGCCGTTGATCAGTCCGTCGCGGCCAATCAGTGCCCAGCCGGTGGTGGTGCCCAGATCAAGGGCCAAAATCGTTGTCGTCATGTTCGTCAGTCCTATTTTTTGGGCGGTCTGACGCAACTGACTCGGTTTACCTATTACTCCTTCTTCTTTGTATATAGAGGGTAATCTAGTAATTGAGTCAGATACGTCAGAGCCGCGTCGATTCAATGAAGTGGTTGGGGCGATTTCCGGCGCAAAATCAGTCGTCGGCATAGGGATACCTCTGCTTGGGAATCTCCTTCAGGCCGATGCCCTGGTAGCCGCGAATGCCCATGCTGTTGCGCCATTTCTCCAGCCCCTTGCTCAACAACAGGTCGGAGAAGCGCCGCTGCGAGCCGATGAATTCGCCGCTGGCGTCCGCCCACTGTTTCCAGTCGTTGAAGAGTTCGGCGGTCAGGGACTTGGCATTGGCGTGCAGGACGCAGCGCTCATCCATCCAACGGCCAATCGCATCCTCTGCCTCGAAATATTCAGCAGTTGCCTTGAGCACTGACTCGGGTGGTTGCAGCCCCTCGCGCTGCCAAATCAAGCAGCCCTCCAGCGCCCAATTCAAAATGCCGTCCCGCTCGGTGAGCAGCTTGGCCTGCAGTTGCCGGTCACGCCGCTCGGCGGGGATGGTCACGGTGAAGGGCACCAGATGCATCCGCCGCTTCATTGCCTCGTCGACGTTGCGGATCGAAGGCTTGTGATTGCCGGAGATCACCAGCTTGAATTGCGGCGAATAGGTGAAGTAATCCTGGCGCATGAAGCGCGCCGTGACCCGATCCCCGCCGGTGATCTCCTTGATCTTGGCCTCGTTCCAACGCCGCCCCTGTTCGGTTTCGGTCGCCGTCACCAACCGTGAGCCACGCAGTCCCGCCAGATCCGTCGGGTGACGCTCAGTCCGCGTTTCCATGAAAGTCTCCATGGGCGCGTTGGCGGCGTAGTCACCGAGGATGGTGAACAGCGTATTCACAAACACCGACTTGCCGTTGCTGCCGGTGCCGTAGAAGAAGAACAAAGCGTGCTCTTGCGTCGATCCCGTCAGGCAGTAACCCGCCACCCGTTGCAAATAGGCCTGCAGTTGCGCATCGCCGCCTGTGATTTCCTTGAGAAAGGTCAGCCACTGAGGACACTCGCCACGGGGCGTAGCGGTACTGATCTTGGTCATCCGGTCCACACGCTGATGCCCACGCATCGAGCCGGTGCGAAGATCAATCACCCCGCCGGGGGTGTTGAGCAACCAGATGTCGGCATCCCACTCATCGACCATGGCCGCGTGATTCGGGTCTGCCCGGGTGATGCGTTCCACTGCGGCAATGGTCGACGCGCTGGCAAGCTTGGCCTTGAGTCGTGGGCTGTCTGCCTTCATGGACGCCGCTCGGCAAACGCCACGCGCCAGATGATTGAGGAACAGCACCTGATCCTCATTCCAACGCTGCCCGGTCCATACGAACCACTTGCTCCACTGCGCGCAGTAGCGCCAGTCCTGTCCATAGCGGCGGGTGAAGGCACTGGCCAGGCCGTCTTCGGTTCCCCAGGAGACCCCCTCCATCAGATCGCCAGGACTGTCCTCCAACACGGGCGTTTCCATGTCACGCACAACAGGCATTCGCTGCCCAGAGGTGATGAAGCCGAACACATCAAAGGGCAGCGGGTCTTCGTCGGTGCGATCAGCCAGCGCATCAGCCAAGGCATCCGCTGCATCCCAGCCCTCCGGCTTGGTGTCAGGGGGCATCAGGATGTCGCAACTGACCGCGCCCACCTGTAGTACGGCCCTGGCTGCATTTTCCGCGTAGGCCCAGCCAGGTTTGTCCTTGTCAGGCCAGATGAGCACCGCCTTGCCGGCCAGCGGTGACCAGTCGGTCTTGTCGACCGGCGCATTGGCCCCGTGCATCGCGGTGGTCGCGCTGATGCCCGCCTCGATCAATGCCTGCGCGCATTTCTCGCCCTCGACCAGGATCACCTGCTCGGCGATGGCAATCCCTGGCTGGTTGTACAGCGGACGCGGCTCGGGCGGGGCCATCTTGCGGCGCTTGGCGTCCCAGGGGCGGAACTCCTTCCGGCCCGGTGCCGGGTCGTAGCGGTAGACGCAGGCGATCAGGTTGCCGGCGGCATCCAGATAGTCCCACTTGGCGGTGGCCGGACCCAGCTCGTCGACCGGGGCCTCCGGCTTCTTGCGCTTCGGGGGATGGCTGGTGGCACGTCCGACCAGTTGCCCGGCGATCTCCAACACCCGGGCGAAGTCCGCCTGGGTGTCGAGACCGTGGTGGGCTGCGATCAGATCGAAGATGTCACCACCTTCACCCGTGGCATGGTCGTGCCACAGACCGGTTGTTTCACCCTTAAGCGACACCTCCAGGCTATCGCCCGGGCTGCCCAGCACATCGCCGACCAGGTATTTCTGGCCACGCTTCTTGCTGGCCGGCAGCAGCGTCATCAGCACGGACTCCAGCCGGGCCAGCAGATCGGCTCGGATGGCATCGCGTTGTGCGTTGAGATCACCGCCCGTGGCGTTGGCCACCGGCGGCACCGAATTGAAATCAAGCATGGATCAGTCCTCCCTGTGGCTGATGGGTTTGGGCTTGGCAGGTGATGGAATGCACCGGAGCGCTGCTGGCGCTGACGACCGGTTCGGTGGGCGCAGGCGTCACCGGCACCTTGATCGGTACCTTCTGCCAGTGCGCCTTCTCATCGGCGAGGTAGCCGGCCTTGCGGGCAACGAAGCGCACGAAGTCGGGATGCAGTCCCACCAGGTCACACCAGAGCGTCAAGTCGTCCCCGAGCAGAAAGCGCCGCGCCTCGCGCCGCATCCGGCGGTTGGTCAGACTCAAGCTGTCGTGGATGGCACGGGCGAGCACGGCCACCACCAACCGGGATTCAGGGCACACGAGAAAGGTGTGACGGTTGAGCACCTTCTCGATGGCCTGCAGCCCGACCAGGGGCTTGGGTGGCGACCAGCGCTCGACCCATACCGTCTGGGTGGTCTTGGCCGGTTTGCGCTGTTTGAAAGCTGTGCTCATCACACACCTCCCCAGCAGCGCTGCGCATACGAGCAGAACTTGCACTCGAAGTGGCTGGCCTCGGCAAAGGCGCGAGGCAAGAGCTCGCCTGCCTCAGTCGCCTGGATCACCCGCACGGCGCGGTCGGACATCTTCTGGGCGAGGGCCGCATCAAAAGGCACCAGCTCAAACCACAGCTCCTGGGTGTCCTTGTTGATAGCGGTGAAGAGCGCCGGGTTACGGCTGATGCCTTCGACCGTGCCCTCCATGTAGGCCTGGTAGGTCGCCATCTGCGCGGCATAGACCGGTTTGGTGACCGTTACCCCGGACTTGGTACAGGCCTTCCAGTGCTTGTCGGCCATGGTCTTGCATTCCCACAGCATCGGGAACGACAGCCCCAGCTCTGGTGGTGCCGCCGTGATGATCCCGTCGACGTGACCCTTGATCCGGCCACCCGCCACCGAGAAGCCGAACTGACCACCGCTGGCCTTCTGGTTGTGCAGCTCGAAGCCAGCCATGCGCAGCCAACGCACGGCCAGGTCCTCCAGCACATGGCCAACCTCGAACACCCGCAGGATGCGGCCGGAGAAACCCCGGCCGGGATCGACCGGCGCACCGGCGTACTCGTACTGCAGCGCCTGTTCGCAGGCCACGCCCAGTCGGGAAGCACCGAGGTAGTCGCGCGGGGTCTGCCCCGCACGCTCGACATCCAGGGCGGCATCGATAAAGCCCGTCACCCGCTCGTGGAAGGCGGGGCGATGATTGAAATCCAGCATCACTTCGCCCTCCCACGCTGAGTGCCCTTGGCGGACACCGGCTCCCCGGTCTCCCAGGGCAGGTCGTCCTCCAGATCCGCGAAGGGATTGGCCGGATCGAAGGTTGCTGCCGGCGAAGGCGCGGCTGCAGTAGCTGGCTCCAACTTGGCCACTGGCTGCGGCGCCTGCGTCTCATAGGGCTCGATGCCGCGCACCAGCGGGTACTTCGCCTGCTGGTGATGAGCCGCCATCGCTTCCGTCCAACCGGTGACGATGGCCTCGATCACCTGCAAGGCCTCGGCCTCGCTGTAGTGTCCGAGCGGTTTGTCAAAGCCGATCTCGCCGGCCGCCTCGCCGAACCACTTCAGACACTGGCGCATAGCCGCACGCTCGAATTCGGTCGCATCAACCATGAGCACGTCCTCCTACCTGGGGTCGGTTCGGAGCCACTGGCCATAGAGCGCGTGAAACGCGTCCTGACAGCGGCGGCTGCAGAAGACCCAGTCCATCGGATACCGGCGGGGTTGCCCCACCTTGAAGCGGTTGTCGCTGTGGCCGAGACCACGGGCCTGCCGCTTGCAGACCCAGCATTGGCCGGCCATTCATTGCCCTCCCTCCAGCGCACCGATGAAGAGGGTCATCTGCAGCGGCTGGCTGCCGAAGGCCGTGGCGCAGCGGGTGTCGAAGTCCCGGTAGGTCATCGACGAGCGCGCGATCATGGTCACCGCATGGATCTGCTTTTCCAGCAGGGCGAGACCACCCTCGGAGAGCCATTGGTGTGCCTTGTCGGAGAGGCGTTTGCGGTTACGGATCTCCTCGATGATTTCGCGGGGCATGATCACGTCGTACACCCAGCGCAGAGTGATCTGGCCGATCACCGCTGGCGGGTTTTGCTGATGGCCCTGGTAGTGCCAACCGAAGAGGCGAAACAGTGCCCTGTAGTAGTCGGGGCTAAAGCGCCGTTCCCAGCTGGCCACGCGCTCGCGTAACAGCCGCGAGATCAAGGCCTGCAGCGCATCGGGGGCACGGTGGTACTGGTAGCCAGTGGCCTCGTCGATCAGCGCGACTTCACCGCTCTTGGCCAGGGCTTTTAGGATGCGCTGGCAGTTGGGCACCAGATGCTGGCGCTTGCGGTGCAGACGGCCTTCGAGCGCGGCATCGATCACGCCCGAGGCGACCTCGCTGATCACCCCAGCCGGAAAGAAGGCCGTGGTCTGGCCCGAGGGCAGGCGGATGCTGCAGGCGTTTTCCTGCAAGACCTCCGCTGCACCGGGGGCGACATCCGACAGCAGCGTTTTGAGCTGACTGCCCCGGCGCGATTCGTGCAGGCCGATAGCTGTGGCCAATTGGCGCTGGACATAGCCCCGGGTGCCGTCTTCCAGCACCACGGCTTCCACCGCCAGGTCACCGAAGCGCACCACGCCGTAGTGGCTGGTCGTGAGAATAGGTGTGCTCATCATCGTCACGCCCTCCCTCACTGCGCCCAGGCGGGCTTGCCGCTGGGGACGGTGGATTGGGTAGGACGCGATGACGTAGTGTGGGCAGCCGGGGGCGTGTAGCTCGGCGCTGCGACGGCTGCTGGCGCTCCGGAGTTGCCACCCGGATTGCCAGTCCCCGTTTTTGGTGCCACGCCCATGACCAAGGCGTAGTCGCGGTGATCCGGCTCGATGGCTGCCTTGACGGTGTTGCGGTCCTCGCCCCTACCATCCTTCTCGATGTCGATGCGTGCGGCGAACTCCAGGCCATCCAGATCGCCGAAGCCACTGATGCGACGGGCGGTCTGGGCCTGGGGGCTGTTGTCAGACGGGTGGACATTGCGCGCGGAGTTGAGCGCAGCGCGGATGAAGGTGCGCCCCATGTTCCCCCAGGTCGGCCCCTTGGGACTGTGCAGGCCAACGTTCCACCAGATCTTGCGTTTGGCGAATGGGCCTTCCATCACCACGCCTTCGCAGGCCAGGTAGACCGCGCCAGTCTCGAAGGACTGGGTGGCCCAGCCACCGGTCCAGCCCTGTGCCGGGTCATCGAAACCGCCTGGCTTGATGGTCAGGCGCAGCTTGGCCGCCGTGTTGCGCGGGATGAGGTCGAAGGACTGCTGCTGTTCAGCGTCGTTGAAATCGTTCCAGTTGGACATGGCGGGTTACTCCTGAAATTCGTTGGCGGTCGGGAAAGCGGGACTGGTCTGCACGGCAGTCGCAGTTGGGCGAGCTGCGGCATCGCGGCCGAGGCACTTGGCGATGAGCTTTCCGAGGTGGGGTTCTTCGATGGGGTCGAGCCGGCCGCTGCGGTCCTTGCTCGGGAAACCCCAGGTGTTGTCCGCGCCGGTGACAAAGGCGCGGTAGGGAGTGCCGTCATCGGCCTTCAAGATGGCCAGCGTGATGACTTCATCGAGCACGCCGGGCAGCTCGGCCGAGGTCTTGGCGCCTTCGAGTTGCAGCTGGTAGATGCGGCGATTGAAATCGTCGAGCTTCTCTTCCAGGATGCAGACGTAGATGACGTGCTTGTCCCGCACGTGCTGCAGGTGGGTGAGCGCGCCGATCATTTCGGTACCCAAGAGGCCGTAGGCGCCCCGCGTGTCGGGCTTGCCGGTCTTCTCGGAGAAGGCCGCCGGCTGGGTCTTGCACCAGGCCAGGCACATCCGCGAGAGCACGGTCAGGCTGTCGACGAAGTAGGTGTCGTACTTGGCCAGCTGCGCTGGATCACCGTACTTCTGGCAGACGTGATCAAAGTGGGCCTGAGAGAAGGCCTGGTCCGGATTGGCGCTGGGGCTCGGCCCGGCGAGGAACACCACCAGGTCCTTGAACTCGGGCCAGGTGCGCGGACGCAGGGTGTCGCCGGCCCAGTCGAGGATGGACAGATCGCCCGCCTCGGTGTCCACCAGCAAGGTGCTGGTGGCGTTCAGGGTGCGGATCTGGGAGGTCTTGCCGGCACCGGGCACGCCCACGAGAGCGACCTTGGCGCAGCGTTTTTCGGCGAGGCGCTGGTCGGCGCTGATGATTGGGAGTGCCATCACTTGCCCTCCCCAACGAGTGCCAGGCGGAAGGCCGGTTTGGCGGGTTTGAGGGTGCGAGCCGCCTCGAAGGGACGGCGCAGGGTTTCGGGCCAGGCAGCGAACTTGCGCTCGGAGACCGAATACTTCACGTCGATGTATTCGGCTGGGTCGTCGCCATTGCTGGCGATGCGCTGAGCGATGGCAGCCAACTCATCCTGATCCCAGGCGACCGACTTCTTGATCTCGACGGTGATGGCCAGCTCGCCATCATTCAAGTGCGTGGTGCCGGTGTCCTTGCCCGCGTCGAGCAATTGCGCGCGGGCGGCGTCGCCGTAGAGATCATCGAGCGCAGCAGTCAGCTGCTCACGGGCGTGGTCGATGGCGCGGTCCATTCCAGCGAGCAGGACAGAGAGTTCCTGCAGTGCTGGCTTGGGCAGCGCCTTGATGCGCTCGCGCGTCAGGTCTTCGAGTTGGAGAGGGAGACTGCCGATGTCGATAACGGGGGCAGTCGGTTGATGGGTGGCCGCGAGGGCCGTTTGCATTGTGTTTTGGGTCATGAAAATGCTCCTGGAAAAGGTTGCTGGTTTCGGCCCGTCGCGCGCCGTGCCTTGTTGCAAACTTTCCCAGCCGGGGTTCCGCAAACCGTTCCGCAGATTCCGCAGACTGATTCCGCAAACTCACATTGGCATTTGCGAAATCGCCGTCCCCATGCCTGTGTTCATGCCGCTTCGCGCCCCATGAGGCGTTCCGCAACAGGTTCCGCAAACTTGCGGAATCCCCTGCGGAATCACTTGCGGAACGCTCCCCGATCAGCCAACGCAAAAAGCCCGGTCTGGTCAAACCAGCCGGGCGCTCGGGATTATTCGGATTGGCGTCTGCTCAGGTGCAGAGCGCCAGGGTGTGGGGCTTCAGATCAGCCAGCTGCGATCCTCGGGCGGAATCTGCAGCTGATAGCGACCATCTTCGCGCAGGAAGCGGATGAAGGTGCGATAGACGTGGGGCTTGCGATCAAAGACCTTGCTAGGGCTGAACTTCTCGGCCACCGATCCGACCTTGTCACGCAAGCTGGCATTGTCCATCTCGTGGTCCAGATCATCGATGAGCGCCATCAGCAAACTGCGCTCGCGTGGCTCGAGCTTGATGGCCTCACCATCGATGTAGACCAGCCCCTTGGGCTTGAGGTATTGCAGGGATGTGCCGGGCGCAGCCTCTTCCAGGCGCTGCACACCGGGTGCCGGATGGCGATCCGGGAAGAAGGTGAAGCTGTGCGCTTCGATCTGACCGACGGTGAGCAGGCTGCGCACCTCAAAGCCTGACAGTGGCGACGTCCTAGGCAGCGGCACTTCGCTGCTGGTCAGGATCACGCACGATTGCAGGGACTGATCGGCGGCGATCTGCTCGTGCAGGCGCAATGCCACCTCCATCCGATGCAGGTGGCGAGCGAAATACCAGGTCACACCCTTGCCGCGCTTGGCGGTACCCGTGCCAAGCCGCCATAGCTGCCAAGCGCGTTCATCCTGGATGGCATCCTTGTCGATGGCCTTCATCCCGTTCGGGCTGAAATTCAAGCCTACCAGGAGCTTGGTGATCAGGCGAGGCAGCGCCAGGCGATAGGTCTGACGAACATAGGCGGGCGCGACAATGGGGCCGCACTCCGGGCACATTTGCAACACCTCACCCTCTCCTACCGAGTAGGACTTGGGCGGGTCTTCAACCACGCGCGCCAATTCGACCCAGCAGTCGTAACAAGTCGCCGAGCTCAGATCCTCATCACTGATCAGCAAGCCCGCCTCCATCAGCGTCTGGGCTGCTGTCGACCATTCACCCTCAAAGACCGTCTTGCCATTGAACCGCTGCTCATGAAAATCCAGCAACCGACACAGGAGCGCCGTCGCCTCTATCTGGGCTGTGCTCATACCGCCAGTGCGGCCTGATCAGCCTCAGAACCCGGCGCAACCGTCGGCACGGGCTCATCGGCATCGACGACATTCAAGGCGCGCAGTACCGCCTGGGCCATGGGCTGATGCGGGACCGGCAGGTTCTTGATGGTGGACGAACCCGATGAAAAAACGTTGAAGCTGAAATGGCCGCGACGGATTTTTTCAGTCGGATAGACCATCAGCGTGGCGCCGTCGAGGTTGTACTCGGCCTCGAAGGCGTGGCTGACCTTCAGGCGTGCACGGGCCACGGTCAAGGCATCGGGTTCGGACTCAGCTTCTGAGGCTTCCAGGTGAATAGTCTCCCCATTGCTGTTCATCGGTTTGAACTGGGCACGACGCAGACGCACCTTGCGGATACCGTAGCGCCCCCAGTCCTCGAAGGGGTCCAGCCCGTCACGCAGCGCATTGAGCCGGTAGCGCTTGGGTTCGATCTCTTCGGGTTTGATCTCGTGACCGACCAGGTGTTGGCCGAAGAGCTGCAGCACTGCCTTGTGGTTTTTGGCGCCACCTTTGACGATGGTCTCCACGAGTCCGGTTTGTGGATCGTAGAGCAGCGCCGTCTCCAGGGCGATGCGGGTGGTGATGCGACTGAAATGGTTCTGGCTAAAGTGCGCCAGGGCCGTGACCGGGCCTTCGACGTAGAGCGTGATCTGAATCTGGTGCTCACGCTGGCTGACCTCGATGTGGGTGGCCTTGCCGGCACCGGCCTTTTTGTAGATGTCGGCCACCGCTTGGCTAAAGGCCTCCAGTGCCGCACGATCCGCAGTGGGATCAAGCCCGGCTTCGATGCGGTGCTTCTTCCAGTACTTGCCATTGGTCTTGGCCAGGAAGGACAGGTGCAGCTCGGTCTGGCGGAAGGCCTCATCGCGGAAGGTGAACATCCACATCGCCTTCTCGCGGTCGTCACGGTCAGCGAATGCGGCCAATACCTCGTCATCGTCGGCGCACTTGAGCAAGAACTCCTCTGCTGCCAGCGGGTTGGCCATCAGGTGGCAGCGGCGCAAATCGTCGTACCAATATCCGAGGGCATCAGCGATGGCTTTGCGCGCTTCCGTGGTCATCTCGCGTGACGGCAGTTCGGTGGCCAGAGTTTCCACCGCCTGGCTCACCATCGCCGGCAGAGCCGCTTCATCCAGGGTCCAGTCCAGCGTCAGGTGCGGCCCCAGCAGATGGGCCTCGGTGAACTCGCGCAACGTTGGCATGCCAATGTGGCGCAGGAAATGGGGTGGATTGAAGATGCTCATGCTCGGCTCCTTGCTTGTTGTTATTCGCAGAACCGAACTTCAGCGCGCGATCTTTCGGGTCAAGCCGACCACCACGCCCACGATGTTCAGTTCACCGTCTGGCAGGATCAAGGGATAGGCCGGGTTGTGGGCTTTGAGCGCCCTGCGGCCCTTCTCGATCACCAACTCCTTGAGCGTGAACTGATCATCGACGCGTGCCACCACGAAATCCCCCACCGAGGCATTGCGTGAGGTATCGACAACAGCCAGGTCACCGTCATCGATGTGGGCGTCCGTCATCGAGTCACCCTTGACCCGAATCAGCAGCGTATCCGCCGGCGAGTCGATCAGGTGTTCGTCGAGGAAAAACGGCTGCGTCGCCACGTCAGCCACCTCGGTCGGCAGGCCCGCCTGTACAGCGCATTCCGCCAGGGGGCGCTCAAAAAAGCGCTTGGCCGGAATCCAGACGCCGTCGCCGTTCTTTTCGAGAAAGCCCTGCTTGGCCAGGCGCTCGAGGATGGTCTTGACCGCCGAGCGTGCTGCCACCCCCAAGACAGGCAGGAGCTTGTCGTAGGATGGAAAGGCGTGCTCTTTGGCGTAGTGGCGCTGCAGAGTGGCCAGATACTCCGGGTCGCGTTCGTTCATTTCACACTCAAGAACATTTGTTCTGAATGATTGTATGAGAACGAATGTTCTGTCGTCAAGAGCCAGCGGTTAACCGACTGGCCTCAGCACACACTTGGCTACGACACCAGCCACCAGACGAGCGACACGATGAGCCCCAGTAGCACGATCAAAGTGATGGCGCAGCCTTTGAGGGGCGGTAGTTCAATCTCTTCTTTTTTTGGCTGGCGGTAGCGTTTTTTGATTTGCCCGAATCGGTCGAAGTAATGGCTGACCTTTCCGTATTGGCTTTCGAGGCGTAACCATCGCTCGGATTGCACCTGGCGGACAGCCAGGTAAACAGCGTTGGCGAGTTCCATTTGCCTGGCAGCATCAGCACCGGCAAAGAGCTCTCTCCAGAAGAGGTCCACGGAATCGCGCAGTGCCGACCCGGCGACATCCTCCGGGGTTAGTTCCCGGTCCAGCCGCGCCAGCATCAGCTTTTGCTCTTTCTGCGGCAGACGGATGTCGCGCTGCTGGGCGATGCGATAACAAGCGTCCCCAACAGGCTTGAGTCTGTTGTTTGGCTTTGAATACTGAGCCACTTTGACGGGAATTTGCATCCAAATTTGAGCCACTTCATTGGCCTATCCTGCTCATTTTTTGAGCAAGGGTGGCCGGGAGTGATCAGCGTGGGAACTTTGAGTAAATTGCGCCGCCTCGTCTTGCGAGATGGCCTGTCAGTGCGCCAAGCCAGCCTTGGGGTACAAGCCATCCGCGCAAAGGGCAAGCGGGTGCGTTTCTTCTCCACGGTGGAACTGGTCAACGCCTTGGAGCTTGAGAAATCGCAGAACAAGCACGGGCAGTTGGCTAATCGCTTGATGTATGTGGACCTGGTGATCTTGGATGAGATGGGGTATTTGCCGTTCACGCTGTCAGGTGGCGCTCTGTTGTTCCACTTGCTCTCAAAACTGTACGAGCGCACCAGCGTGGTGATCACGACCAATCTGAACTTCTCGGAGTGGGTCAATGTATTTGGCGACGCCAAGATGACCACGGCGTTGCTGGACCGGCTCACGCACCATTGCCACATAGTTGAGACGGGCAACGAGAGTTGGCGTTTCAAGCACTCTCAGGCGGTCAACCAAAAGGTCAAACAATCCAAAACGAAAGGGGGCAAAGGCACTGAGCAGCTAAACTTATCCACAACCGAATAAGCAAATTCTTTAAAAACCAGTGGCTCAATATTCGATGCAAACACTGGCTCAGTTTGTCTGGCTAATCAACACTGCTGACGCTGGTACCATCACCTTCACCGACGCTGAAGCAACTTCTGTTGCTGTTGTTGCTAACACCAAGGCTTCTTACGATGCCACCGTGGTTGCTGCCAAGGCTACCGCTGTGACCATCGACGCTGCTGTGGCTCTGCAACTCGACGCACTGACTGCTGGCGTTGCCAAGACCGTCGCCATCTCCGGTGCCGAAGCTGTGACTGTCTCTGCTCACACACTGCATGCTGATGCTGTTATTAGCAGCACCAACACCAAGAGTGTGACCATCACTGGCGACATCCTCGCCACCCAGACTTTCACCGGCGGTGCTGGTAAAGACACCATCTCCCTGGCAACCACTGGCACCAAGGCCATTACCACTGGCGCAGGTGACGACAAGGTGACCGTTGCTGGTGCTTTCGGCACGGGTGGCTCGGTTGATGCAGGTGAAGGCACCGATACCCTGAGCTTGACGGCTACTCTGGCCGCCAACGACAGCCTGTCTGCCAACACCACTTTCGCAGGAAAGATCAGCGGCTTCGAAAAGCTGGAACTGACCACAGCCAGCGTCACCAAGACGGTTAACCTGGCTAATCTGGATAACATCAACTACGTTGTCACCGCTGGTGCAACTGCCGTGACGCTGGACAACCTGGCCTCGGGCGGCACCGTGGAACTCACCGATACGTCGACCAAGGTCATTGCTGCCGTCAAGGATGCTGCCACTGTTACCACTGACGTGCTCAACGTCATCGCCAAGGCTACTTCCTCGAAGAACGTGGGTATCGTTGAAGCAGCTAACGTGGAAACGGTCAACCTGACGCTGACTGACTCCAATACCACCACTGCTCCGGCTGGTACCGTTGTTCATACGCTGGCTCTCACTGATGTTGCAGCGAAAACCATCACGGTTGGCGGTAACGCGGGTCTGAGCCTGACGACTACTGGTGCCACTGCGGTGACCAGCTTCGATGCTTCTGCTTCGACGGTTGCTTCGACCACGGCCGGTGCAGATGCAAAGGGCGTTACCTGGAACACGGCTGCTCTGGCTGATGCGTTTGCAACTGCAACAGACGGCACGACCACTGTGACCATCAAGGGTACCGACGGTGTTGACGTGATCAGTGGCGCTGCTGTCGTCGACGCAACCGTAAAGCTGAACATTACCGGCGGCCTGGGTGGTAAGGTTGGCTCGACTGGCGACACGCTGACTGGCGGTGCAGGCGATGACACCATCACTGCAAGCGGTTTGGGTAACCATATCCTGGCTGGCGGCGCTGGTAAGGACGCCATCACTGGTGGTAGCGGTAACGACACCATCACCGGTGGCGCTGGTGCTGACACGCTGACCGGTAACGGCGGCAACGACATCTTCGCATTCACTGTCGCTGCTGATTCTGCACCTACCGGCTACGACACTATTGCTGACTTCGTTGCGAAGACCGCTACGGTGAATGGTGACGTTCTGCAATTCGCAGTTGATGCATTCGGCGGCACTACAGCATCGCTCGGCGCCATCTACGTCGCTGATAATGGCACGCTGGCACTCGCTGCACTATCTGCTGTCGCACCGGGTGACCGTGTTGCTGATAAGGTATTCTTTGCCTTGGATAAAGCAACTGGCACGCTGTATGTTGACGGCACTGGCGCGACCGCTGGTACTGCTGATGGTACCGCCGACATGGCCATCGTGTTGACTGGTGTTACCACCATCGACACTAACGCCATTACCTTCGCCTAATCTCCCCCGGAGACAAGCACACACCCTCGGGTAGGTGCTTGAGGTGATTGAAACCCCCGTGACTCAGGTTGCGGGGGTTTTTTAATTTCTGCAGACGTAAAAAAACCGCCCCGAGGTTTCCCAAGGGGCGGTTTCTGTTTCTGCACTACACCCGTCAGGCGATCTGCAAGGCCTTCAAGATCGGCAACTGATTCTCTGCAAACACCTGGGCCTGCGCTGTCAACTCGGCGAGGTTCTCTTCGGCCGTCTCCAGGGTC